TTAACTTTTTTATCCATAGTTTACTCCTTAAGTTGATTTATACCTATTTTTTCGGAAAGTTTCTACCGAAATCGTGAATTTTGCTTGCATCAGACATCTGTTGTTTAGCTAATGACACACCAGCACGTAGATTAGCTAGTTGTTCGTTCTGTTCTAGCTTCGCTTCTTGGTTTTCTTGGTTCATCATTGCCTTCATTTTGTCTAAATTCAATCTTTCTTGACCTTCTTCTTCTTTTCTTTCGTTTTCCATCGCTCTTAGGTCAACTTCTCTTGATTTTATCTTCAATAATGGGTCACCAGCAAACTCACCAGTGATTTTTTCTTCCTCTTTAGCATAATCTTCTTGCATTTCAGCTACTAACTGCGCTTTTCTAGCTTCAATTTGGTTAGTTATCTGTTGCACACGTTGTTGTTGCTGCATAACTTGTGGATTTTGCATCATACCAGCCATCATTGCAGGATTTATAGCTCCCATTTGTTGTTGAATCATTTGTAATTCTTGTAATTCTTCTACAAATTCTAATTGTACTTGTTCTTGTGCCATTAAACTTATGTGTTCTAGTATATTTTTTTGTATCGACGCCATTACAAGTGGATTATTTTGTACCATATTCAATCTCATAAAGTTTAAGTGAGCATCGATGTGCGCTTTGTGGTCTTGACCAGGGAAAGCTTGAAAAGGTTTTTGTGACATCGCCATAATATGCTCTAGTGCAGGGTCCATCGGTGTTGGTTGTGCCGGTGGTGGTAAAATAGAATTTACATTTTTCACACCCAGCGCGTCATACATAGATCTGTACGCTTGATACAGATTATGTATTTGAGGATTTGATTGCGCTAGTTGTAATTGACTTTGAGCCAAACTAATTCTTTGTGTTTGACTAAAGATATTTGGATCAGCGACAGGTAGAATATCCACTCGTTCATCAAAGTCTTGTACCTTAATTTCTCGTCTTGCACCAGGTACATCGTAAGGATACACCGGCGGTAAATAAGTTTTAAATACTTCTGCTAATAATTTAAATTCTTGTCTTAAACCTACATACAATCTTTTGTGAATTGCAGACATAACTCTTGAGCCACGTTCTAACAATGCAACCGTAGTTCCAACTGCAGCTTGTTGATTCATATCACCAACTTGCATATCAGATATTGCTGCAAATCTTTGACCTGCAGATACTACAACACCCATCAATTGAAGTAATGTTGCATCTGGTCCTTTGAAAGGTAAAGTCATAAACTGATCTTTGATGTTTCCACCAGGAGCATCTACATCTCTAAACTCACCAGGTTGTAAAGGTTGTGCGTCATCTCTAACTCTAATACCACGTGACTTAAATCCAGCAGGTAGGTTTGCTAAAGTTCCTGCATCTAACAATTGTCTTAATGCAGCTGTAGCAGTTCTAGTTAAACCACCAATCATATGGATTAAACCAAAACCATAAAAACCTGTGCCAGGTAAAAATTTAAATTGTACAAAATAATTTATTTTGTTTTTCTTTGGATCATCTTGTTTGTAATTTCTTCTAATAGATAAAACTTTGTTTCCTGATTGTGCAACTGTAATAACATATGGAAGTTTAATTCCTGTTGGATTACCATTTGCATCCATATCTTCGTAACCATCTAAATCTAAGTTAGTATGTATTTCATACAATACATATTGATCTTCTTGGCCATCTTTAGAAATTCCTTCTAACTCTAATTTTTTATCTTGTAATTGATTTTCTGTAACAGGTGGATTTCCTAATTCTATATCTCTATAGAATCCTGACACTTGTTGTTTTCTTAATTCATTTTCAGAAATTTTTATGACGTGTATCACAGCTTCTGCATCTTCTAACGAGTTTGCAGAATAGGGTACAATCAAATCATCTGCCGGTACAAATTTTGACACGGCTCTACCGATAATGTCATCATAGTAGACTTTTTTAAAAGTAGAGCCGGAGAGAGGGAGATAGAATAACATTTGATCAAATTCTGGTTCATACTCTTTCATCTGATCCATAATTTGATAGTTCATAAAATCTTTTACACGCTTTGCTTGTTCTTCTTTTGGAACTGTAATGTCGCCAAGAATTTGAGTTCTTACTGGTCCATCAGCCGGGAGTAACTCTTTATAAGCCTGCGCTTGAAATTGCGTAACTGCTTCTGCAAGAACCGGGTGATTGACACCACTAGCTCCTTTAAATGGTTCTGTTCGTCTTTCATATTTAAATCCTAAAAGTTCTAGTCCGTTTCGATAAGTATCTTCCCAATCGCCACGAGACTCTTTGTATTCGTTATATTGTTCAACCATCTTAGCACCCAATGGTTCTAAAACTTCGTCACCTAAACTTTCTGCTAGATTACCAAAGTGATCTTGGACTGGTTCTACTGCAGTCGGATCAAAAGAAACTTCTGCTCCACCCATTTCATCCATCGCAACTTCAACTGGTCCTGTTGGAGTATCAATAACCTCGGCTTGTTGTTTATTTTCAACTTCGATTATTTCTTCTTGTGGATTTTTGGATTGATTTACATTCGGTAATGGTTTGTCTATTTCAGCCATTTGCTTTCCTATCTTTTTTTGAACAGAGTTTCAACACCTGCACCACTAATATCAGGTATTTCGATTACTGTCAAACTGACTTCACCCCCATCAGCTTTTTTGTTTCGTTCTCTAATAATTTCATTATAGGCATCTATCATTCTTTGTCTTTTGTTTCTGCCTTTACTTTTACCTATTTTTTTCATTGCTTCTGCTTTTCGCATTCTTTCAATTTCATCTGCGTTAGCTATTGCACCCATAGATCCTAGTCCCTCATCTTCTAAAGACTTAATTAATTGATCTCTTTTCATCATATCAGTGTATGCAAAAGCTCCTCTATCTGGATCAACTAAACCTACATTTGCATTTCCTGTGCTAATATCTACTTCTACAAAAATATCAGGTCTATCTGGGTGTACATATTTTTTAGTTGTTAAAGTAGACTCAATCTCTTTTCCTTCACCTACAACTTTTTTGACTGCTAAGTTGAAAAAGTCCATACCTGAAGTTGCTGCTTGCTCAATACCTTCACGAACTGCACTTGGTTTAAGTACGTTTAAATATTTTTGCATCGCTGGCGTTTTTGCCAATACTCCCAGTGCTTTAAAAAATCCTTGTCTATTCATCTTTGTTAAATAAGTTATATATCATACCCTCTTGGTTTTGATAGTTTTTATATGCATCGTATGCAGATAATCCAGTTCCTAATAATAACCCAGGAAGGCCTAAAAATCTAGAGGCACCTGCAATCATTCTTGGACTCATACCTAGTCTTAAAAATGCACTTGTAGCACCAGGTCTAGCTTTTCCAACATCGCTTAAATTAAAATAGTTTCTCAAACCCTGTGCCATCGTTCTTTTTGGTGCATCTCTAATTACACCTGCACCTCTTGAGAATGGTTCCATAAAAGTTAATCCTAATGCTGGTCCAAGTGGATCTGTTAAAATTTCAGTAGCTGTCTCACCTTCCTCTAATCTTTTTGCTGCCATTGGCACTTCTAGTAAACCAGTCATAGCCGGTGTTCCAATTGTAGTAAGCAAAGGTTTCAATGCACCCGTGATACCTAATGCAGATCTTATTTTACCTTTACCTTTTGGTAATGGTCCTCTTTCTCCAACTCCTCTAGCAGTTCTATAAGCTCGTGGCACTTCTTGTGCAGCGAACGCGTAAGACGTACCGGCAGTCACGGCTAGTGGGTTATCTTTGATAAAATTTAAAATTTGATTTTGGTTCGCGGGTTGATCTGTGTTTTCATTTACAATTGCACCGACATTTGAATCATATTTTATTGGTGTGCCTACTTCTGGTTTTTTAACTTCTGGTCTTGTTACTTCTGCAGCTTCAACAGGAGATCCTGCTAATGATCCAACACCTATTGCACCTAATGCAATTACAGGAAGAGCTTTTCTTAAATTACCTCCTGATCTTGCAACAGCTTTTGTCAAATCCATTAATACACCTTGATTACCAATTCCTAAAAATGCAGGACGAGTAGTTTCGTTTACTATGTTTTGTACAATCTCTGTAGACGGTGGTTCTGTAAAACCAAGTTGTTTGTAATTAAAAGTTAGATCAATAGGTTTTAAATTTTCTACACCTTGACTATATAATTTTTTAGCTTCTGGATCTCGTACGTAAAAATTTATTGTATCATCTGCTTTGTCTAAAAAGTTTTCAAACTTTGGTTTATATCCAACTCGACCAACATCATTAACTCTTAGTTCTACTTTTAATTCTTTTGCTTTTTCTATAATGTCGTTGACTTGTTGTTCATACTTTGGGTTTTTAAAATTTTTATTTAAAAAAGTTTCTGCATTTGTTTTAAAATTCTTGTGCACAGTTTCTGGTAATACTTGAAGATTACTTAAAAAAGCTCCACGTCCTTGAGTTTGTCCTGTAACCACCGGATCAATGTGTTCTATTTCAAAAACTCTTCTATTTTTTAAATCTGTAAAAGTTGGAGTTCTTTTTGAAATCTCACCTGTAGTTGGATTTACATAAGTAGACAAAGCATTTACTGCTTCTGCATTACCTAGTAAGTAATTAGGATTTTGTTTTATTAAATCTCCCATTACATCTATTCGTTTATTAAAACTAATATATTTTAATTTTTCTAACGGAGTTAATTTTGCATATGCTTTTGATTTCATAGCTCGTCTTAAATTTTTTCTTAAATATATTTGCGAAATATAATTACTTCTAATATTAGGATCTTTGATTACTTCACCTGTAGTTGTGTCAATTCTTTCACCCCTTAATTTTCTTTCACGTTTTACTTTTCTCTGTTGTTTTTTAGTATATGCACGCCACTGTGATAATTCTTGAGGAGTTAATAATTTTTCTGCGGTAGTTAAATTTTTTACTGGAGTGTTTTTAGTTGCACCAATTCCTGTTGCAGCTAAAGGTGTGCCAGCTAAAGGTCTATTCCAATTTGGTGTTTGAGGTTTAGTTGGATCTGCAATTCTTTCTTTAATGTAAGTAGTATAATCTTCTACTGACATAGATTTTTTATCTGCTACAAATTTTTTAAAAGACTCTAAAAATTTTGCTTTAGAAGTGGGTAAAGAGTAAGTTCCTTTACCAGTTTCTTTATAAAGTTCAGCTTTTCTTGCTTGTCCTTTTTCAAATAACTCATCAATATTATAGTTATCATTTGCAATAGCTTCTTCAAAAATTTGAATTAAATATTCAGGAACCTTACTGGCCATTATCCCCTCCCTAGAGCGGACTTAATCTTTCCAATGATACGGCAAGTAGGTTCAAAGATAGCTCTGTATATTCTGCCAAGCGGGTCTCGTTTTTTGCCTTTCATTATTTTAAACATATCAGCAGTTACGTGTCTGCCCATATGCTCTAGAACTTTTCTAACCGCTGTGTTTATTTTGCCTTCACCTTTTGCAATTTTAACTAATGGTAAGAATATT